CATCCGCTGATCGGCGAGACCTGGCTCGCGGCATTGCCGACCGAGCTTGGCCAGAATGCCGCGATCAATAATTCGCTGACGCAAGCGGCGGCCAACATGCGGCCGGCCGGCGTGATCCAAACTGAACTAACGCTAACCAAGGCGCAAGTCGACGAGCTGCGCGCCCGGTGGACCGAGCAAAGCCAGAACATGACCAGCGGCGGCGTGCCGATCCTGACATCGGGGCTGAAGTTCCAGCCGCTTACGATGTCGGCGGAAGATCAGCAAGTCATCGACCAGAAGAAGCTCAATGACCGCATGGTGGCCGCGGTGTTCGGCGTGCCGGTGATCCTGCTCGGCATGACCGACAGCGGCACGCAGAAATCGGCCGAGGCGGTGATGGCGGAATGGCTCGCCGCCGGCTTGGGCTGGCTGATCAATCACATCGAAGTGGCAATGGACCAATTCGTCGGGCTCAACGCCAACTCGATCGGCAAGGGTTTGGAATACACCGAATTCGACACCGAGGTGCTGCTACGCTCGGCGTTTAAGGAAAAGATCGAAGGCATGGCGCGCTCGGTGCAGTCCGGCATCCATTCGCCGGACGAGGCGCGCTACAAGTTCGGCCTGCCTGCCGTGCCGGGCGGATCCGGCGAGATGCCGCGCGTGCAGCAGCAGATGGTGGCGCTCGACTACGAGCCGCCGGAACCAGTGGCACCAGCACCACCGCCGCAGTTGCCACCGCCGGACGATGCCGACCAGCTCGAAGCCGACGAGCAGGCCGCGCTCGCGCTCATGCACCTAAAAAGCGAGATGAACCATGCCCGCGTTGCCTGATCGCGCGCTGATGCGCGCCGTGGCCGAGGTTGTGATCGGTGAGGAAAAACAACGCGAGAATGCCGACCGCGAGCTTGCCGCGGATCTGTCACGGCTGCGCGAGCGGATCGACGAGTATGGCAACGTGATCGAGGTGAAGTTTGCCGGGCTCGATCTGCGCATGCGCGAGCAGATGGCGGCGCTCGAGCCGCCCCAGGGCGAGCGTGGCGAAATCGGCGAGCGTGGCGAGCGTGGCGAAGCCGGGCCACCCGGCGAGCCTGGGCCGGTCGGCTATGTCGGCCGCGCGCTCGGCCGCTGGAATGCGGAAGCCGCTTACCGCGCCATGGATGTGGTGGCGCACAACGGCAGCGAATGGCGCGCCATCAAGGACGATCCGGGGCCGCTACCGGGCGACGGCTGGATGCTGTCGGCCAAGGGCATCAAAGGCGACAAGGGAATGCCCGGCCAGCGCGGCGAGCGTGGCGATCGCGGCGAGCGCGGGCCACCGGGACCGCAGGGCATCGGCATCGTCGATGTCGTGATCGATAACGGCGTGCTGGTGTTTGTGATGAGCGATGGCCGGCAAAAGGAATTCGCATTAGAGGCGACGGCATAATGGTGCGGATCGGCTACGTTCCGCTTTCATTCGATGGCCCGACCGGGCCGCCTGCGCCGACCATCGCGTTGACCGGCACCACGGTTGCGGAAAACGCCAGCATCGGCACCACGGTCGGCACCTTGTCGATCGCCAACCCAGGCACCGGCTCGCCGGTCTATACGCTGACCGATAGCGCGGGCGGCAAGTTCTCGATCACCGGCGCATTGCTCAAGGTTGCCGGCGCGCTCGATTACGAGACGGCGATTTTTCACGCCGTGACCGTGCATGTCACCGGCATGACGCCGAACCCGGCGGACCGGCCGTTTGTCATTCAGGTGACCGACGTAGACGACACCGCGCCCACGATCACGTCGTCCGCTACCATCAGCAACGCCGAGAACAGCGTGCTGGCGCACGCGCTCACCGCCAACGAAACGGTGACCTGGGCGATTGTAGCCGGTGGCGCTGATAACGCGCGCTTTGAGATTTCGGGAAGCACGCTGCGCTGGCTCTCAAATGGCGTCAAAGATTTCGAGACGCCGAACGACGCGAACACCGATAACGCCTACATCGTGACGGTGCGCGCCACCGATACGGCGTTGAACGTAAGCACGACGCAGACGATCACGGTAACGGTAACAGACGTTGCAGACACCGGCGGCGGGACGACGACCGTAACCGCGCCCAACGGACAGACCTGGACTTTTGCAGGCACCCTGACCAACGGCACCTACATCAACGGCGACCCGTGGGTGCTGGACACGGGCGCCGGTGTTTCGCTCACGGCGGTCTCGACCATGCCGACCGGCTCCGGCCAGAGCGCTAGACACGGCGGCATGATCAACCCGACGTTCAACACGCTGACCGAGGTTGCTTCCCCTGGCGTGACTAACACCGTTGCGATGAAGCAGGGCTATGATGGTCGTATTGATGAAGTGACCTCGCTTAGCGTCCAGACATTCGCATATGATGCCACATTGAACGCTCACGCTTCATTGCCGAAAACGCTGCACGCTGGCGACAGTCTTTGCTCTTCGGTTTCGAAAGATCCGACGCAGACTTTCGCGGAGTTTTGGGCGGTAGGCGGGAGCAACAAAAGATGCCTCGATCGGATGGCGGTCGTCACCGTAGTCGGCTCGGCACCGGCGGCGGATGCTTTCCGTCCGAATTATTTCGGCACGACGAAATACAATTTCGCCTGGAGCGGGGCTAACACCGCACTGCTGCCAAGCCTGACCGCGCCATACAATCCGAAAAGCACTGCGTTTGACGGGTTCCACATCGACGCGGGTTCGATCTATGCCGCTGGATTGCCAGACGAGGACAGAACCCAAGCCGAGATGATCCATATCAATTCAATGCGCGACGTCTGGTATTGGGTCTACCCGAATGGCACCAGCAACAACAGGATGGTGCTGCCGCACTACAATATGCAGTGGCATTCGGGCAAGGGCACGGTGATGGGCCAGCTTGCCATGTATTGCATGTGCAATTTCTCCGATCGTGATGTCTTTTTAAAGCGCATCCTGCAAGCCGCCATCGATGCCTATGCCGTGGCCGAGGCCCAAGGCAGCCGGTACATCACGCCGTTCTGGCACCAAGCCGGTTATTTTCCATCGCCGGTTTGGCTCGTTCGTCTCGCCGGGCTGCTGTTCAACCACACCGGCATGAAGAACTCGATCAGCATCAGCACCAGTCATACCGACTACTATGGCAACACCATAAACAAGTGGGGCGAGACCAATCGCGTCTACCTGAGACCGAATGGTACCGCACATGCGCAGTATGCTCGCGTTCCAGGCGAAGACTACAGCGCAGGCTTTCCGCTGTATGGCGACATTCCGCTGGCCGACATATCGAACGCGGTGCTTAGCGGCACTGTTGCCGGTGTTGGCGGCAACTCCAACTGCACCGCCAGAGACCCGGCTGGCGTGTTCGATATGATGGATTACAAAGTTTACACGCCGCATCCGAGCTACCCGTCGGCAGTGCCATACACCAACTGGGCTCCGCTTGGCGGACCCAATGCCGGGATCGAACAGACCGGCCATCTCTGCAATTCAGGTGATCCGCCCCCGTACAATGCCGAGCCCTGGCTTGGTGCCTATGAGGGCGGCCAGCTTGGTACCTACATGAGCAGCAACAACCCCGCCGGGATGGCGACGGTGTTGTCGTCGATGGCAATGGGAGATGGAGCGTTTTGGAGTGCCGTGACATATGGCAATGCGGTGGTGCCGTTTGCCAAGCGGGCGCGCAACGATCCGAAGATGTGGGAGGGCTGGGCCGTCTCTTTCGATAGCAGCGATGTCGATGCGTTCAAGAAGGACATTCGCGGTTGCGGCGGCACCGGCAACGGCTGGATGATCCAGATGTGGGACTTGATAAATCCTGTTCCCAATATCGAGACGATCGTGCCGGGTTCGCTGCCGATCGTCGGTCAGACAATCACGCCGATCTATTCTGGTGCTGGTGCTGGTCCGACAACTGTCTTCAACGTGACGCTGGCAGGAGGACCGGATGCCGGATGGGGCGGATATAATCTGCGCCAAATTATCGGTGCATCGAACCTCGCGGCGGCGACCGGGCAGTACATTCGTCTGACACTTGGCTTCGCGCTAATCGGCGATGCACTTACGATCGTAGCTTATGTCGGCCAGGGATCGACCGGCGGCAATGCCTATAGCACAACGGCGATGCGGCAATTGACGGGCGGCAGTTTCGGATCGGGGACATATACCCAGGTCGGCACGACTGCCAACGTTGTGCTGGTCAGTGATTGGTTCTTGTTGAACGAGACTTACGATGAAACCAAGGATCTGGTTATTTCCTTGTTTG